AACTTTGATTCCAGGAATTGGTTCGCCTGATTCAATTTGTTGGACGATCCAGCTCTCTTTTCCATTTTCAATAGGAACAAATTTTCCGTTTCCACTCGGAGCGGTTGTTGCGGTTATATTTTTCATTGTTAAATTTCCTCCAGAGGTTTTGTTCTCTCAAGAATACGTTAAAAATAATCGTCACAATGATTCTACAATGTATTTAGGTGCGTTTCCAGAACGAGCAATGTCGCAAGGAATATCAATAACAGGAAGATTCCACTCCTGAATAACACCTTTAATCAAAAGATCGATTTGCCTTTGCAAATGAATATTCATTGTTCTTACGCCATTCTCTTCAAGCCAACCTGAATTGATAGGTAATCGAAACAAATGAGTATAATTCGCCATATTGCTTCGGCAAATTTCTTCAAGCATTGTGAATTCTTCCTCAGTATAAGTTCCCAGGCTGAGAAAGGCATAACAAAAACATTCTAACGTAGTTCTGTCGGTCACAAAGCCTCCAGAGAGGATATGCTCTTCTTCAAGGCGTTTATCAACAAGCTCGAATTCAATTTCTTTGTTACTCAAAAAAGATTCAACAAAATAATTCTCAGAGTATCGATAATCGAACTTCTTAAGAATAGGTCTTGTGATATCTTTTGAATTTAGATAAGGAATACCAAGTTCTTTTGAAACAATATTCGCAATAGTGCTTTTCCCTAATCCGGCACATCCGAGTATGCCAATTTTTAACGCCCTGTCTTGCATATTATCCTTTCGCCGGAAATTCACCGACTTCTTCTTCGACCGATTCTGCAATTTCATCATCGGTCATATTATTTGCTTCCACTGGTTCTTCTTTTGCAGGGACGGCAGAAGTGTTGTTCATAACGGCACTTTTAAGACGTTCGTAAATTTCCGGATTTTCTTCGAAATAGGCTTTCAATTTAGTTGTTCCCTGAGCCACATTCTTTCCGTCAATAGAATACCATCCCGCACCTTTGACTTGAACCAAACCACGTTCAATAATAGCGTCAAAATAAGCGGCTTCATTATCAATTCCTTTCCCGAAAGAAATGATAAATTCCGCTTTTTTGAACGGTGCTGCGGTTTTGTTCTTTACTGCTTCGACACGTGTTCGGACAGAGGTTTTTTCTTTATTGTCGCCGGAACCTGTTTCAATTGTTCCGATCTTGGAGAATTTCAAACGAATTGAAGCGTAAAACTTGAGTGCGTTACCTCCAGCAGTAGTGTTGTGAGAAAGAATTCCGTTCGTGAAATAGTTACTATTATCTTCGACTTCAAGGTCGACAATCGGAGAAAGTTCTTCTGTTTTTCGGACAAAAAACTCAATTTTATCCCCAGTAGAATTTAACGCAACCCCGGATTGCAATTCTTGAACGTGAATATATTCGTGTTTATCTTCGTCCCATATGCGATGATTGCCGGAGCATTCTAAAAGGATGTCTCCCGATTTCGTAACGATCTGATAAACAAAAGCGTCATCCTTTCTTACAACGGACAAAACTTTTTTCATTTCAACTTTGTTATCTTTATGAGAAAAACATTTGATTTTAATATTTTTATCAGATACATCGTAAAAAGTGTTCTTTTCCATCGATTTGTAATCTAAACCGACTTTGTTGAAAAGCGTTTCCATTGTCATCAATTCCATACTCGTTAAACTCCTTGTCTACTAATATTACTTTTTTGCTTTTTGTTATATCAAAAACCGTTTTCTTTGCTGGAACAGTAAACGTTTTCCCTGATACTGTTTTCCAGACTCTGACGGTTTCTTCCCTTATGTTTTCTATGAAGCCAATCTCAAAAAAATAAGAAATCACCTGCTGCAAATTTCTTATACCGTACTTTTTTGTATTATTGTTAATCATTGAATCTGATATCGAAGTATCATTAAGTATGATTAACAATCTTTGAAATTGCTCAAAGAAATCTTTATAATAGAATACGAAATGATATTTTTCTTTCTCATAAATTGTTTTTATGCTCCCGCCGTCCTTGTGCCCTTTTTCATCGTTATTTTCCATCCTTAAAAACCTGAATGCTTTTTCCTTTTTGACGGGGGCTGGTAACCAATTCATATGCTCATAATAAGAAATTACCCTGTTAGCATTTATGTTCTTTTCTGGGAAAAGTTTTTGAAAAATAAACGATTCTGGGAAATTAGAATATTTCAATAATTCTATTAAAACACCTTTGTCTTTTTCGTATGCTGCCTTCCATCTCGATTGAAAATCAGGATTATTATATCCTTTATTTAACTCTTTTAATTTTTTCATTCCTTTTATAAAATTTTCACTATTTTTAACTTTCTTTCCAAATTCTTTTCTTCTTTCTTCATCCATAGAATTCCAGTATCTTTTTGAAATAAGAGATTTTATTCTTCTTGAACATTCACTTTCAGGGCTACTCCAAAAACGTTGAAGCCCTTCACTTGTTTTTCTATGATGTTCTTCTAATTCTTCTTTAGAAGCGTTTGCGAGATAATTCAAGGTTTTTTCTCTTGCTTTTGCCTTTTTCGCTTCAATATCTCCAGTGTGCCAATATTTGAAAGACTTTTTTATTAAGGATTCTTTGGTTATTGAACGAGACATATGCCCTAATGTTTTATTGCTTCTTCCGCCGATAGTCATATTGTAACATTGAGGGTCTTTCAATAAATTATCATTGACAAAAATTTCTTCGTAAGAATACATTTCTTCTTCAGAATCAAAATATTTCAATATTTCTTTTTTGAAGTTATCTACTCCATACTTTCGATAAGCTCTATGAATAGCGACACCGCTCCCCATGTAACCATCATTTATGTTGTTGGTACGGTGAACTCCGTAATAATATCGGTTGTTTATCAAATTTGTTATCTTATAAAAATAATAGAGCATCGCTTAACCTCCTCGCTTATTATTGAAAATAAGCAAGGTATAAGGCGGCAATGCTCTACTGTTTTATGCTATTTCGACTTCAACCATTGTTTTAGGTGTCACACATTCAGGACTGCCGTACATTACTCCGACCTTTTCACGAGTTTGGTTCGTGAATATCACAATTACTTTGTATCGACCTATCACGGAGGTCAATTTCCGTAATGCTTTTGACATCATTCGAGCCTGAAGACCGATAGTTGATTTTCCAAAATCTTCTTCCTCAACTTCTTCTCTCGGAACCATCGCTGCGACAGAGTCGACAACAATTAAAGAACAAGATCCAGTTTCGATAAGACCTTGAAGAATAGCAAAACCATCAGTACCAGAATCCGGCTGCGCAACAACAAGTTCATCAACCTTTACGCCACACTGACTGGCATAAATAGGATCGAATGAAAATTCAGAGTCCACGAGGGCACAGAATTTATCAGGGTATTTCTGTTGTGCTTCAGCGATAGCATGATAACAAGAAGTTGTTTTGCCGGAAGATTCTCCGCCGAAAATTTCAATGATACGACCGATAGGATATCCTCCGCCAGTTACTTCGTCGATAGCGATACATTGACTTCCGATACGGGGAATAGGTTCTACAGAAGTATTACCGAGATAATTTACGCTCTCTTTACCGTATTTCTTCTGAAGTTCTCCTACAGCCTTCTTCAAGATTGATTCAATTTTTTCGTTCATTTGTACTTTCCTTACTTTTTAATCAAAAAAGGTCAGGTTTCCCTGACCTTGAAAGAATACCGATTAAAACGGAACATCTTCGTCATCGTCATCGCCTGACTCAAGTGCAGGTTCTTCCGGTTCTTCTTCCTGGACCGGGGGTGTCGGACGTTTTGATGCGGTTTTCTTGGGTTCTTCCGGTTCTTCTGCGAAATCATCCCCTTCGGAACCATCATTGATCAATTCCTGGAATTCCGGCAGAAGTTTGTCGAACAGGTCATCTTGATCGGGAAGTTTTCCCATGATCTTTTTGATGTCGTGTTTCGTGTATTCCTTTTCTTCATCGGTCAAAGGAGTCTGACAAACATTAAGACCTTTCATCGCATAATTGATGTTGTACTCGGTTTTCTTGCCCTTCTTTTCTTTTGTGACAATAAAATCGACTCCTTCTTCTTCAGAAGTAGGATCAAAGTCGGCGTTCTGTTCAACGAGAGTGATCCAATTTTTCATCAAAGCACGAGGAAATTCGATAATCTTGAAGCCTTTCTTTCCGGGAGCAATTTCCGGATTATCACGATCGATACAAAGGAAGAAAGTTCTTTCGTTCGGAAACGCTTCACTGGCGATGTTCTCAAGATACTTTTTCTGTTTTGAATCAAGGTCAGAACATTCGTAAAGAAGATCGTTTGCAACAGAGCGGAGCTTGCAAATTGTGCAAGTGGATTCTTCTGTCGGAGTTTCAGTGTCCGGATCCCAGTTAGAACAATTTATGTTCTTTTTCAAACGATTGTCACCCTTGAAAGAGCTTTCATCGTAAAAAGAAATTTTGGAGAACTGAGAAGGTCCGATCCAATGAGAATGAACGGTGGTCCATTGACCGACCAGGCGAATACGGTGAGTGCCTTCAGTAAAATCAAAGAAGATGTTTTCGTCGTCGTTGTAATTGTTTGATCCGGAGTTGCTTTCTTTTGCTCTTTTCTGATAACTCTTAATTCTGTCTGCGATTGATGATTTAGCCATTTTCTTGTTTCTTTCTGTTTTGTTAGTTGTTTCTGTTTTGATTTCTTTTGCTTAATATGTCTTTGCTTCTTTGTAGATTACTTTGCACATCCTCCTCTGTTATTGTATCTCTTGGGGTTAAAAGACCTGCTGTTATCATGTTTGTCATAGATGAAAGTAAGAAAGATTTCTGCCGCCATCCTTCCAAAAACGCTTGAATATAATCACGTTGAGACCGGAGTTCATCCAACCGGGTATATGCTTTTTTTAACTCAGTTTCATACTTGACCTGAACGTAAGATTCAATGTCCTTAACGTTATTTTTCTTCCCTGAACGAGCAAGAAGATCAGAACATTCAGAATACATTTCATTGTAACGAAACTTGAAAGATCTTTCAAATTCATCGTAAGATCTTTCTGCCTGTTTCGCCAACGCCCCATAATAAGCAAGCCCAGCTCCTTGAACTCTTAAATGCTCGAGATAATCGTTTTCGTCTTCGATAACAAGCATATCATAATCAGGTTCATCAAACTGAAAACGATCGAATTTCATTTCGTGAGCACCGTTAAACGCTTTTTCAAACTTGTCATTCATTACTGTTCACCAATAATACCTTTCAATTCTTCAATCATCGCTGTTTCTTTATGTCTCTGAAGCATTGCCAGAAAAATCGAAGAAAATTTTCGGATACTGAGATTACCTCTTGAAAATTCAAGCACTTTCTGACCAAAATCTTTGTCACGGATTTTTTCAAGCAGTTGTGTCGCAAGAAGCATAATTGCATTCTTTACCTTACTGTTTTGAAGATCTTGTTTCTTGACTCGAAGAACGTCTTTATGAAGGAACAAATACTTATCAATAACAAAGGTTGAAACAGTGATCTTTATGCTTGGAGGAGCATATTTCGACTTGTTATATTCGTCTCTCATGAATTCATCAAAAAACCAATTCAAATATTCAAGAGAATTGCTTCCTTCGGAATTGAGACGTTTAACCGTTTCTCCTACGATAAAGAGAGTTCCAGCGTCAATAACTCCGTTGTAAGCAAAGTCACAGAACTCAAGGTATTTTTGCTTGAAAATCGCAATATACTTTCTTTTTTCTGTAGCCGGAGAATTTTCTGCTGCGGTTCTTTCGTCTTCGAGTCCGGAATTTTTTAATGCTTCACGAACTTTGATTTCATTCTGAACGATATTGATTGCTTCTTTCACTGCGGGCGGTAATTTCTTCCATTCATTATCCGCAACCCAAGTGAACACATGCATCTTTATCTCGTCAATCAAAGGATAAGGACGCTTTTCGTAAGCCATTTGTTACTGCTCTCCCATATCTTTAACTAATTTCACGATACTTTCATCGCTGGAAAACAAAAACGATGTTAAATATTCTTGTTTTCTCATTCTTTTCAAAGTTGTAATAACCAACCCAACCATATTCGGATTTTTGTCGGCAATACCAAGAACTGTTTCCGGATCGTTCTGTTTTTCTGCTATTTCGGCAATATCTGAACAAAAACGGCTCGTAAACATTTTCTCAGGCAAAAATTTGAAATATTTTCCGACCGGATTCCTGAAGTGGCAAAGTAACAATACGGTTCTTCTTTTATCCTCATCTGGAATATTACTTGAAGAATCTAAAAGTTTTTCAAGAAACAAAAAATCTTCCGGTTCGAATGCGTCAGGAGAATATTGCAGAAGATGTTTTACTCTGTTTTCAGATAAAAAACCTCTCTGAGCACACTCTTTCAATTTTTCATAATCAAACTGTTTTAACGATGTTCGCATACTCTTTCAAACTTTCAGAACCGTATCTATCAATACGATGATACATTGTTTTCAAATCCTCATGTATATGAAGCCCAAGCGAATTTAGTTCCAAAATTTGCTGATTAGTTGCTTCCGGAAACTCTAAACACATCTCTGCCAATTCATAAGGTAATTTTCTCTCAATACAAATTTTCCATGTTGAAAGAGGTTTAATTAAATTTATGTTTTCGACTTCGCAAATTCGTTCCGCTGCGGCTAACAATCTCGGAAGATCCTTTTTGAGATTGATAATTTCAAATTTCAGCCACTTTGGTTTTCTGTTTTCCAGAATGCAATTATATGCATATCCTTCCACTAATTCTCCACAATAAAAATATAATCCAAGAGATCCTGCGTTCGATTTGTAGTCTGAAAGTTCTTGAGCATTTACATCTCCTATGGCGATATGTTTTTCCGATAACATCCAAGAAATCGCAACAGGATCTTTTTGATTTTTCCCTGTTTCTATAATTTGCATCTTATCTCTTAGATAAGTGATACGTCCTGGAGTGAAATAGTATCGATATGAAATTTCTCCGAACTCACTTAAAGAAACTCTATCGTTATCTTCTGTTATGCATTTGTTTTCCTGCAAATGATTTTTCAAATCGTTCCATTTTACACTCTTTCCTTGTAAATAAGAAAGAGAACGAGAATACCAAGCATTGAATGTTTTTTCATCATAAACGATTTTATGATAAATCATAGGCAATACATGAAACGTGATATTTTCTTCTTCGAAGAACGAAGACGCTATCGGTTTGGGTTTTCCTTGTAAATACCTATTTGCCACTTCAAAGTCCTTCTCCGGCACGATAAGAGTGGCTTCTCCGGACTCCGTATAACTTCTTCCGCAACGCCCGATCATTTGATTGATTTCGTGATCTGGTATGAGCTGATTTGCTCTGCGGATACCTAAAATCAAAACTTTGTCAATCATAACGAAACTCCCATACTCAATGAACTTGTCGCAACAAGAACCGATAGGCTATATTGATCAGATCGAAAACGTTTTAATAATTCTTCTTTCTCTCCAGGTTTCAAGTTCGAAGAAAAAAATCCACAACGTATTTTTTCTTTTCGTAAATGTTCAACAAGGATTTCGCCGACACGTTTTGAATGGACGAATATCAAAAACTTTTCATATGGATTCTCTTTGATCTTCTCTGAAACAAACTTCAGTTGATTTTTTAGTTCATCAATTGTTTCTAATTTTTTGTAAAGTTTAGTTGGACGCCAATTCGAAGCGATAAACGAAGTTGACTTGCCATTCAAAATATTTAACCATTGGGCGATTTGAGAAGAATTTGAAAGAGTTCCAGAAAGACATATTAACCTGCAATCTGGATTTATTTCTGAAATTCCCATCATTAAGGCTTCTGATGAAGCACCTCTCTTTTCATGGTCAAACAAATGAGCTTCATCGAAAACAAAAACACGTACCTGTTTGATCCAATCGTCCATTCGACGACAACAAATATTCATTGATTCGATTGTTGCTATAATCAATCTTGACCGCTGAAATGCTTCTTGTTCTACCTTGTGATCTCCATCAACCATTAAAGTATGATAAGATTGAAATGTTTCATGCTTTCTCCATCCTTCATATTTTTCAATGCTCAAGGCTTTCAATGGACTGACATAGATCGCTTTCGAATCAGATTTTGATAGTTCATAAGAAATTATCGCTTCTGCTATTGCTGTTTTCCCGGCAGCCACTGTAGCAGAAACGACCAAATTTTTATCTTGAGTGAAGAATGGAACACACTTTTCTTGCATGGGATTCCATTCTTCAAAATCGAACCAACAATATGGAAAATCAATGGTTCTCATAAGAATATTCTTTTACAAATTTGTCGACGATCGCTTTGGTGTTTTTCTTTATTGCTCGAACTTCTTTTACTTTTTCAGAAGAAGTAGCATTTTCGCAACTTTTAGAAATCTTACAAATCGAACACTCTGTTGATTCTTTGCTGTAATACCCGAAACAAGCTCCGTCAACCATGTTTGTTTTCTTCATTATATACTACCTTTCTATCTTGAGTGAATATTGTTTTCACGACTGTTTTGAATTATCGCTAAAAGTTCTTCCCGGCAAAACTTTTTCGGGTCTTTACCTTCAGGGAAATTCAAAACATAAATCTTATCTTCATCAATTTCCTTGCTGAAAATTTCTTTAGCCTTAACAGTTGCTTCGTCTCCTGCTTTGTCCATATCAAAACCAAGAAACAATTCTTTTATTTGCCCAAGAACTCCCGAGGTTTTGAGCAACAAACGTTGCTCTTCTTTTATATAAGTGCCGTGGACACTAACGCAAGGAATTCCCTCTTGAATAAGTTTAAGGGCATCTCTTTCCCCTTCTACAAGGACAAGATAATCATGTTTCGTTTCAAGGAAAGACAAGTTTTCATAAAACCCATAGAGGTGTTGACGACTTAAAAAGCCGGGAGCGTAAAGAGTTTTTTTGTATTTCTTCAAAAACAATGGATACAATTCCTCAAAAGTTTTCGAAGAATCAATCCCCATATGATATTTTGCATGTTCTTCTGCCCAACGCTCTTTACCGAGTAAATCAATCGCAATGTATCCAACAAGATCAAGATTCTTATCTAAAAATGGAACTAATGCTCGATTCTTGTATCTTCCATAGTTGCAAGAAGTGATACCATATTTATTTATAGTGTCTAACGTTATTCCGTCTCGAGCAAAATATTCCACACACTCTTTAGAAACAATACCTTTTTCAAAGATAGGCTCAACTTCTTCGAGTGATTGCTTCAATTTTTCCTGATTCGGAAGTTCTTTTTCTTCCGGTTCTTTAGATACTTTAGGAACGAATTTAATCTCAATCGGTTTACCATCAAGCAATTTTTCGAATGCTTCCTGATTCGTAGAAACGCCCAATAACCGTTTCGCAATCTCGATCAGATTCGATCCCCTTGATTCTGTTTGGCAATACGTTAATCCTGTGTGAGCGTTAATATACCATTTCGGATCACTTGGAGCAACCCCCTTGAACATTTCGTGGTCAGGACAATATCCACAATATTCGCCGTTATTATTGCAAGGTTTTGCAGAAATTCCCAATCTCATAAGAGTTGTTTCAAAATCAATGTTATCCATCAATGTTTGCAACATTCTACGAGATACTGGGCGATCTTTCTCCTGATGAGTCTTTTTGTATTTTTGATACTTCTCTTTCAGGTTCATTTCTTTTTCTTTCTTCTCAACAAATCACGGATTGAACCATGGATATTTTCTTGCTGTTTGTGTTCTTCTATTTCTTTTGAATCATCGAATTTCTCTTCTTCAGGCGGAGTCCAATCTTTCGGAACAAATGGATCATCGTCTTCAAAATATTCTTGTTTCGATTCATCAGTTTCCTGATCGATTTCATTCAGAATCTGAACTGCTTTGTTTTCTAAATTGTCAGCAATTCTTTTCTGTTTTTTCTTTGGATCTTCTGCTGCTTGCCGCTCCATTTCAAGACCTTCTTGCATGATGGCACTTGCTCGTTCTTCCTGATCTACGCCCACAGGATCATTTTCATCATCTTCAACAACTCGACCTGTTTCGACCTCAATGATCAATCGGAATGTAAAAACCGGACCATCACGATTCTTCGGTACGCATATAACAAGGCGATGTCGTTTCAATTCCGATTCATCTCGTTCCCCGGCTCCAACAGTAGCAGTTTGATTCACAATACCAATAAGAGTATTCGCAGAGTGCACTTTCCTTTTTGTCCCGAAAACATCGGCAGCGGTAAGAAACGGTCTTTCCCTGAGTTCTTGTTTTTCAGCGGTTGTATTAGCCTGGGTACAAACAAGAACAGGAATATTAAAATTGATGGCGATCTGCTTCAGGTCCCCTGTTACACGACCGCCTTCATCATTTTCATTGTAAGCCCTTTTGATAGAAGACATCAAATCGAGATAGTCGCAAATAACAAGGTCTATTTTAATACCTTGTGCTTTTAATTCTATCAACTGTCGTTCTATCATTGTAGCGTCGGTCTGCTGCGGAAAATTATATACATAAAGTTTTCCGGATCCATTTTCAGATTGTTCGTCACGGTATTCTTTATATTGACGAAGTTCCACCTCCGAAAATTTGCCTCTCTTCCAATGAGCATATTTAATTCCAGTCTCAACAGCGGTATATTTTGTTCTTATCTGAAATTCGTCTTCTTCGTTTCCACAATGAAGTATGTTGTATCCCTTTTTTCGGACATTTACACCAATTTGCTTCATTAAAGTTGATTTTCCTTTGCCGGAAAGACCAAAAATGACAGTTAATTCAGCAGGGAAAAGCCCTCCAGTGCATTCATCAAATTTTTTGAATCCGGTCGGAATACCTGCGTATTGTTCAGGATAATCACGTCGATTGATGATTTCTGCGACCCAATCTTCGGTCTCTTCCCAAAGAGAAACAACCCTTGTTTTGTCGTCCTTCTTTCGAAGATTTAAGGATCCTTGTTTCAACTTTGACAAGGCTTCTTCAACATCACCGCCTTGCAACGAATCGTATGCTGACATCAACAGGTCTTCTGTTTCAGTCGCAAGCAAGGCTTCGTTCAACCGCCCTATGACTATTGCGGGTTCGTCATCCGGTTTGGTATTTTTTATTATTTTATATTCCGCTCGAATATCCTCTTTTTTCGCATCGTCATCAGCATCAGGATAAAGATTTTCTAATTCGAACTCAAATTGCGTTTCTGTTAAAATATTTCGGCTGCTTTCAAAATGCTTTCCGATCATAACAAAAATACTGAAACGAGGTTCGTTCGTAAACCATTCTTCTCGGCAAGACGAGAACTGCCCTTGCAATATTACCTTGTTTGAGATAAGGTAATGAAGCACATGACGTTCAAGCGTTACTGTTGGTACTCTTTTCTTCCGGTAAATCATAATTAAAGGTATTTCAATAAATCAAGGTTAGTCAAAGAAGAAACGCCAAATTCAGTGCAATTCTCATCTAATACGGAATTGTTGAGTTCGGATTTTTCTCCGAGAACTTTTCTTACTCTTTCTTCGATAGTGTTTTTGGTTACAAACCGATACACTGTAACAGTGTGACGTGTCGTTGCTCTATGTGCACGATCGTTACGTTGTTGCATGATTGCGGGGGAGAAATTATCCTCAAAGTGAATTACCGCATTCGCTCCACCTATATTCAAACCTGTTGACATCGCATCGGTTCCTATCAATATTGGGTACGCCTTATCAGTGTTGAATTTATTGACGATTTCAACTCGATCTTTCGTATCTACATCACCGTGTATCTGAAGACATTGGTATTTTTCTCTTAAATTAAAAAGAATCAAATCAAGAACCTGTTTGTATTGAGTAAAAATTATGACTTTTTCGTGATTTTCATCTATGAGTTCTTCCAAAAGATCCCTCAGGGCGAGAAACTTATTAGATTTATTCCTCATGTCAAGTAATTCCGGAAAGTCAAGAAATTGCCTTGCTCGGAGTATTCGAGTAGCTGCTTGATCTTCTTCTGTTATTTCATGAGCCCCTTTTACCAAGTCTTTGTAGATAGCGTATTCCGTCTTATCTAACTCGACATAAACATCCTTGAAAAGTTTAGGCGGCAAATCATGAAGAACTTTTTCTTTCAATCTTCGAAGATAGTAAGGAAGAATTTTATCCCTTACTTCTTGAACTTTAATATATGCTCTTACAGAACCGAAGGCGTCAAATATAGCATGACGCTCAAGAAAACGAGATTTATTTTCAAACAATCCTGGTTTCAAAAATTCAAAAATCGAATGGAGTTCCTCTAATTTTCCATCAATAGGTGTCCCAGAAAGACCTAAACGATATTTCGATTTTAATTGTTTTAGAGCTTCTGTTCTTTGAGAATCATGAGATTTTATAGCGTGAATTTCATCTACTACGATGAAATCAAATTGAGAACGTATATATTTTCTAAATTTAATTTCTTCTGTTTCAAGTGTTTTTTTTGATTTGAATTTCTTCTTGTACTTTGATTCGTTCGGTACAAATAAATCTTGTACGATCATTTCATAATTCACAATCTTAAAGAAATACCCATCCGCAACCCACTTCTTTCGACGCTCAGTTGCCGTACCATCGACAACCAACACTTTTTCTTTTGTGAATTTTTCGATTTCAGCGAGCCAATTATATTTCAAAGAGGCAAGACATACAATAAGACAGTTATTGATCAACCCTTCATTTTTGCGTTGAATGGCGATAGACAACGCTTGTATTGACTTTCCAAGTCCGGGTTGATCCCCTATCAGGAATCCATCACCAACTTGAAGGCAACATTTGACTCCCCATTTTTGATAATTAAACAAAGGATTCTTTCCGCTCAAAGAGATGCCGTTCACTTCATAATCGACAGGATTGTCTTCTACGGCAAGGTCTCGAAGACGAAAGAATTCTTCTTGTTGAGTCTTGATTCGTTCAATCTCTTTTACAAAACTCTTTTTTGCAAAAAGTTTTCCTTCTCCCCCAAACTTTCTCTTCACATCTTCCCAGATGTTAAGATCAACTGCGAATTTCCACTTTCTTTTAGAAGTGTCCCATATACCGCCGATAGATTTCACTTCATCCTTATATCGAAATGGGGTCTCCAGATAAAATACACTTTCACCCGGAGTATATTGCACATCAATTCTGTCGTTTCCCATGTGTATTTCCTTTTCATGTTCACGCTGGTATATGAAGCGAAAACAAAAAAGCCGGGAAAATCCCGGCTAAATGAAAATCAGAGCGAATAGAGTTAATTCCCTGCCATGCCGGTAGAACCAAATCCTGCTTCACCACGATCGCTTTCTTTGCTCATGTTATCAATGATTTCCAATTCAACTTCCGGGAGTTTGGAAATAACCATCTGAGCAATCTTATCGCCTTTGTTGATAATAAGAGCTTCGTCTTTATTTGCATTGAAGACAATAACTCCAACAACTCCACGAAATCCACTGTCAATGGTGCCAGGGGAATTTGCAATTTGGATTTTCTTTTTCAAGGCATTTCCAGAACGAGGTCGAATCTGTGCTTCATATCCCGGTTCCAACTGAATTCGAAAACCTGCTGAAATAACATCGGTGCCGAGAGGTTCGATTTTTTTACTTTCAGCAGCCATGATATCATAAGCAGCATCGCTTTCATGAGCTTTGAACGGAACAAAATCTTTTACCGACCCATGTTCACCATCGGCGAATTCAACCGTCATTTCAATCTTTACTTTTGTGTTCATTTTTTAACCTTTCTGTTATTGGATTGAGTTTTTCTTGAAACTCTTTAATCACTTTTTCGAACCACCGAACATCATCTTGATAGTATTGTTCAACACCATCTTTTATGAATATTCTTCCATTGTTTCGCATTTCTTGTTTCCGTTCGTCCATGACCTGTAAAATATCTGCCATGCTATATGGAAAAAGATTGTTCGTATCAACGCTGACATCCATCGAAAGATTGTAAGTGTTAATTCTGCCATGAACATGCCCATACAAATGTATAGAACCGTTTTGAGCATGTTCCCAACATCTCAATGGGCAATGAGACAAAACAAATATTCGTTTCTCGAATTTGAGTTCTTTGTATTTTGAAACAGATTCAAAATATTTCTCGGCAACATCTTTAGGAAGATAATCATGAGAACCAGAAATCAAATGTTTCTTTCCGGCAAGAGATTCAAGAAATCTGTCATGATCACTGTATGCGAAATCCCCTATAATATAGACTTCATCATTGTCTGATATTTTACTGTTCCATCTTTCGATCAAAGATTGATTCATTTCTTCAACATGACGAAACGGTCGTTTGCAATAGTGTATGATTCTGCTATCGTTCAAATGTAAATCAGAGGTAAAGAAAATCATTTCAACCTCTTTTCTATTTGAGAATTCACCGGAAGCAAAAGAAGGATAGAAACAATAATGATCAACCAACAATATGGTAGGTGATAACAAAAAAGATATCCATAAAAGGCGGCAATAGATATTACAACAAATTCTTTCAATAAAAACCAACCAAATAAATCTCGTCGGAATCTATATATCACCAACAACCCGGCAATAACAAATAATGTATAAGAAGTCAACAAGATAGTTACGATTTTATTATCCCCTTCAAAACAAATTGGAGAACAAGCCAAAGAAAACGTTAAGCCACTTTGCCAATACCAATTATGGAATCTTTTTACATTCATTTGTTGTTATCCCTTTGATTATTCCGCATCTTTTTCCCAAGGGAATATAATGTTTCCGAAATGACCGTTTTTGGCAGTTTCATAATAATTCCACCCTTTGGGATTTTTCAGTCCCAAACGTTCGATAATCGCCTGAGGTCGAAAATCAAATTTTTGTTTAACGTACCAGGCAAGGTCTTCATCGGTTTGACTTGTGCCAAAATCATTTACGAGAATGGAAACAGGATTCGCAACACCGATAGCGTAAGCAACTTGAACTTCACATTCTTTGCACATTCCAGTTTTCACAAGATGCTTCGCAACATGACGACACATGTAAGCCGCAGACCGATCGACTTTGGACGGGTCTTTACCGGAAAACGCACCTCCACCAACTCGTCCCATTCCTCCATAAGTGTCAACAACAATTTTTCTTCCAGTCAATCCGGTATCCCAAGCGGGACCTCCCAGAACAAACAAACCTGTCGGATTGAAATAATAATCAAAATCGCCATAAAGAAACACATCAGGAATGTTCCCGTAAATCATGCCGTGAAAAACTTTTTTGAGTTCTTCTGCGTCAGCTGATTCAAGATGTTGATGAGAAATAACAGCTGCTTTCAAAATCGGTCTTGAACCTTTACCGTTGTATTCAAAAGACAACTGACATTTCGCATCAGGTTGAAGAGAATTGCGACCTTTTTCAATGTTTTTTCTGAAATGAACTGCTTCTTTCATCAGTTTATGAGAGAAGTAAATCGGTTCTGGCATGTATTCCGTAAGAGCGTCTCCGGAAGCATATCCGAACATCATACCTTGATCGCCGGCACCTTGTTCGTGATTTTCCGAGATGTCTACTCCTTGGGCAATGTTCGGTGATTGTTTGTGGAGATAAGATTCAACAACAATATTGTCTGCATCGAATCCTTGACCGGGACGAGTATATCCGATTTCTCGAACAACTTCACGAACAATGTTTTCAACATCGATATCAGCTTTTGTCGTAATTTCGCCCGCAACAACAACTCGGTTAGTTGTGCACATTGTTTCGCATGCAACCCGACTTTCTTTGTCTTGCCTGAGACAAGAATCAAGAATTGCATCAGAAATCTGATCGCACACTTTGTCGGGATGTCCTTCCGAAACGGACTCGGAAGTGAAAATTTGAGGGTTCTTCATAGTTTTACCTTTCTGTTATTGTTGATTGCCGAAGCAACTTTCGTCAAGTAATTCCGGGATGTCGTCCCAATCCATTTCCATTTTCTTTTTTGCGATTTCGATATCTTCATCGGAATAACCAAAGAACGTCATGTCGTAAAACAAGAAACAAGCAAGTTGAACGTCGTTTAATTCTGTTTGATTCAAGACTCCGCAATTCAAGTATTCTGATATCGGCGTCAAAGATGTTGAAAAATTTCCTTCCGGTGTGACAAGGGTGATTTCATTTGTCCCTCGGATTTTGTCAATGACGAGGATGTTGATTGTGCTTTTAGGTTGGATTTTCAATATTTCCTGAAACGCATCCCATTGTGTTTCTGCGGACATTTCTGGGAAATTTATCTCCATTTCCCCAAGAAAATCATCCCTTGAAATCGTCAAAAAGAGTTCTTTGACAGTCTTGTTCTTTTTCATCTTCCCCCTTTGCATTTTTAATTCTTTGCTTTGCTTCTTCAATGAATTTCGGATTCATGTGATTT